ATAGAAAATTTTAAAAATAATTATTAATGGATTTGAAAGAAAAAGCGATTTTAAAAGAAATATTGCTTAATAGTAATTTCGCATTTACCAGATATTTTTTTCAAAAAAGAACTAATCAAAAAATGATATCTAATATTCACCATAAAATTATTGGTGATACTTTAGACAAAGTGTTTAGAGGTGAAATTACTAGGTTGATTGTAAATATGCCCCCAAGATACACCAAAACTGAACAAGTAGTGATTAGTTTTATTGCTCAAGGTTTTGCTATTAATCCAGAATCTGAATTTATCCATGCCTCATACGCTGATACGTTAGCGATGAAAAACAGTATGTTAATAAAAGATTTAATTTTGCATGAAGCTTATCAAGAGTTATTCCCTATGCAATTAAAAAAGGATTCACAATCGAAAAAAGCTTGGCAGATTGAAAACTATAACGGAAAAATGCTAGCCACCCCTTCTGGTGGAACTGTAACAGGGTTTGGAGCTGGTAGAATGGGTTTTGATAATAAGTTTACAGGTGCTTTAATTGTTGACGACCCTATAAAACCAACAGACGCCAATTCAGACACAATGAGGATAAAAATAAACGAACAAATTAATAATACATTTATGTCCAGATTAGCACACAAAAACGTTCCAGTTATATTTGTCATGCAAAGAATACACGAAGACGACACAACAGGTTTTTTATTGAATGGTGGTACAGGTGAAAAATGGCACCATTTATGTCTACCCGCAATTATTGATGATCAAGTTAAAAAAGAAAAAAATATATATTCTTACGCAATTCCTATTGATATAAGCGAAGTTCCTAACGGTGCATTGTGGGCATATAGACACACAGAAAACGACATAGAAAAAATGTTAAAAAGTAATGTATATGTTACTTCCGCACAATATTTACAAAAACCAACACCAAAAGGCGGTTCAATTTTTAAAGAGGAATTTTTTAAATATTATGATGAAAACATAAAAAATAATTATGAGTTTAGATTTATTGTGGGAGATACAGCACAAAAAACGGCAAATTATAACGATTTTTCAGTTTTTGCTTGTTTTGGCATACATAATGGCAATTTATATTTAATTGACCTAATTAGGGGAAAATGGCAATCGCAGGATTTAAAACAAACATTAATTAATTTTTACAACAAACATAAAGAATTAAAAGGGACTTGGGGGAATATACGATCTGTATATATTGAGGATAAATCAAGCGGTACGGATGTTATCCAAAATTTAAAAAACACTATGCCAATTAGAGCCATACAACGAAACAAAGATAAGATTACACGAGCATATGATACAGTGTCATATATTAATACTGGAATGGTACACTTCCCAAAAAATAAATCATTTATGACTGATTTTATAAATGAATTAGTTTCATTTAGTCCGCTGGGCACACATAAACATGATGATCAAGTCGATGTATTGATGGACGGAATCGACATTGGCTTAATACAAGAAAAAAGAAAAGTTATTTTGTCTTGGTACGATTAATTAACTCTTTATGTATAAATATATTACATTATCGTATATAATATATATATGACTAACATTTTTTCAAAAAATAAAGATAACTACACAAAAATCATTGATTCATTGCATAACTACGCACATATAGGTTTATTTGGGGAACAAATACAAGCAAATAGAATACCTGATTTTTCGACTACTTTTTATTATGGGGTAATTAATGAGAATGTAGACGTAAATAAAACATTAACAGGTGATGGAACAGCTACTGCAACAAACAGACATTTAGTTATAAGTTCATCAAGTTCAGGAACAGCCACAATTCAAAGCAAGAAATACATACAATATAGAGCTGGTAATACAGCATATTGCATTTTTACAGCTAGTTTTTCAGGTACTGGAACAAGTAAAGCAGGGGCTTTTGATTCAAATGATGGGTTTTATATTAAAGTTGTTAATAATGTAGCAGCTTTTGGATATCTTAAAAACGGTGTAGAAACAAGTTTTAATTTTCAAGAAAATTTTAAAGGAAATATTAATCCAGATAGTATTGATTGGAATAAATTAAATGTATTTAAAATAATGTATGGTTATCTTGGCAGTGCGAACGCTAGTTTATGGATTAAGCTAGATCAATGGTATGTGTTAGATTATGTTCAAACAGAAAATAAATTGACAGGGACGCACGTTAACAATCCAGTACTTCCAGTTTGTTTTTATGCAGAAAATGGGGCGACATTAAAAACGGCTAGTTTTGTTGGTGGTATTCTTAATACTTTAGGTATACACCTTGATAGACCTACTCATTTTCCATCTAATATTTTGGTGAATGGTGTAGGGGCAGAAGATGGACAAATGACGTTAAGTGGAGCGAATGTTGGAACTTTAGCAATTTTTAAATCGAAAAGTACATACAATACATATCAAAACAAAATTAAAAGTAAATTATTAGATATTAGTTTTCACGTTGATACACCTAGCGGTTCAAGTCTTGGAACGGTTATTTTTCAAATTATAAAAAATGGAACTTTTAGCGGTACCCCGAGCTATACAGATTTACATACAACTAATTCAGTAATTGAATATGACAGCACAGCAGGTACAGGGGCAACTGTGAATTGTACAGATGGTACAACATTATTTACTTTTCATGTTGCTTATTCTGGAGCAAACAAAGGCGGGACAGTGTCTAAATCGGCATTGTCAGCAGATCGCTTTGGTGCTTTTTTATATGCGAATGACACAATTTCAATAATTGCTAAAGATTTAGGGGGTAATGATGTAACAGTTAGATTTTCTATTACTTGGGAGGAACTTTTCTAAATGTCTAAAAACAAAAACGCTTTAATTAACCAAAAAAATAAAATTAACAATGTTTTAAATAGCGAAAATTCAGATTTAATTATTAATGAATTTCAGAATATAATTACCAATACATTGGATAGGGTAGCGTTATCTAATTTTTTTACAACGCATAAAGGGGAAAGAGATGTTAATAAAATATACGGTTATCCCAAAAAATTAAAAGATGAACACTTCCAAGCACGTATTGAAAGGCAAGACATTGCTAAACGAATTGTTGAAGCATATCCAACCGCTTGTTGGGGAGATATGCCTAAAATTGAAGATGACAGCGAAACGCAAGAAGAAACAGAATTTGAAAAAAGTTTTGTAAAGTTATGTAAAAAATTAAACTTAATTAAATACATTAAAAATTTAGACATTTTAGCTGGTTGGGGTCATTACTCGGTTTTACTTATTGGAATAAATGATGGACAAGATTTTTCAAAGCCTTTGAATTTAAATAATTTAAAGGAAGATGATATTTTATACTTATCACCACGAACTGAAAATTTAGCAAGAATTTCAGAATTTGATCAAGATTTAAGATCGAAAAATTACGGTAAGCCTTTATACTATACAATAAAATCGGGCGGTTATGCGTCAAATGATGGCGGTCAACTTATGAGTAGCCAATTTCAACAAGTGCATTATACCAGAGTTATTCACGTTGCAGAAAATGCATTAACTAACGATGTGATAGGAACTCCAAGACTTGAACCAGTATATAACAGATTAATTGATTTAGATAAAATTGTAGGAGGGTCAGCAGAAACATTTTTTCTTAACTCAAGAGGGGGTATGCATTTAGACATTAGAGACGTTAGTAATAATTTTGAAAATTCAGACAAAAAAAGCTTAGTCAAAAATATGCAAGATTATACTAATTCATTGACTAGGTTTATTCAAACAGCAGGGATGGACGTTGAAGCAATTAATCATAATATAGCAGACCCTAAAAATCATTTTGATGTGTTGATTAGTTTAATTTCAGCAACAACTGAAATTCCAAAAAGGATATTATTAGGTAGTGAACAAGGTCAGTTAGCGTCAACGCAAGATTTTAATAATTTTCAGGAACGAGTTAAAAAAAGACAGCATAACTATTGTGAGTATACTATTTTACGTCCGATTATTGATTTTTTCATTAATACAGGTGTTTTACCTACACCAAAAAATAATGAATACAATGTTGTTTGGCAGAATTTAGAAGCAGTAGACGAGTTGAAAAAAGCAGAAATATCACTTAAAAAGTCTCAAGCAATCGCTAGTTATGTTAATAGTCCAGAAGCAAATATGATGATACCCCCAAAGCAATTCATGGAAGAAGTTTTAAATTTAGAATATAGAGAAGACGATTTATTAGAGATGGATAACAGAGACGAAAACGAATAAATGAATGGCGAACAAAAATTTATATCGCGATGATCCAACAAGAACTTTAACACTTAGGAACAAAGCAGTTTCAGAAATTAATAGAAGATTTAAAAAATTAGATAATTTAATTTTTGAAAGTATTGCTCAAAATAAGATATTTGAAAATGCAAAAGCTTTAATAAAAGATGAATTTGTTTTTTTACGAGACGATCAAAAACTTGATAGGTTTAACATTTGGCTAGATCAAACAATCAACGAATTATTGTTAAGTGGTACGCTTAATATAGGTGATGAAAGGCTTAACTGGTATTTAGTATATATTCAAGACAGTTATAACCGAGCCGTTAAAAAAACAAATAATGATATTGCAAGGATATTAGGACGCAATATAATACCAATACCAAGACAATTAAGATTAGACCCTTTCCATGTCCAAAAATTGAAAATAATGTTTTCAAGAAACATTGAACAGTTAAGAGGAATAACCGAAACAATGGCTCAACAGATTAATAGAGAGTTAACGAGTGGAATACTACGAGGTGATAGCTCATTAACCATTGCAAGACGAATAAGAAATCGGGTTGATAAAATAGGAAAAACAAGGGCTAGGCTACTGGCTAGAACCGAAATTATGAACACATACCAGTTAGCGACTATATTTGAGGGAGAAAATCTACAACAATACGCACCCGATGACGAGATAGTATATAGGTGGAGAAGTGGAGCAGATGATCGAGTAAGACCAGAGCATAGATCAAGGAACGGAAAATATTACACAAAAAAGAAAGTAGCAACATTAACAGGAGAGCCTAATTGTAGGTGTGCAGTTTCAGCAATTTTTAAATCTTTGGTAAAAGATCAAGAAAAAATACAAAAATAATTATCCACAAATTCTTAACAAATTCTTAACAGGTTATCCACAATATTATATTTTTTTTATTAAAATTATTGTGTTATTAACAAGTTATAAACATTACTAACAACTTATTTACAAAAAAATGTACATAATTAATTTTATGTTTTATAATATAGGCATGGAAAGACAAACAAATTACATAATTTCGAATGTAGAGACAACAAAAAAAATTGAAAGAAAGTTATTTGAAGGCCTTGAACATTTAATTGTTCCAGTAGTTGGTGCTAAAGAAATGGTTATGAATGAGTATTTTTTTCCAGCGAACGAATTTAAAGATTGGATTGAAACGTGGGAAGGTGTACCAGTACCAATTAACCACCCAAAACAAAACAATGTTGCAATTAGTGCAAGAAGTCCAAGAATCCAAGAACTTACTAGTGTTGGTCATTTTTTTGATGTTGAATTTACTGAAAACAATGAATTGAAAGGTAATTTATATATTAATATTGAAAAAGTTAAAAAATTAAATGCTGAATATATAATAGAAAAATTTGAGAATGGGGAAATAATGGAAGTATCAACAGGTTTATACTGTAATATTGAGAATGTTAGCGGTGAATATAAGGATGAAAAATATAAAGGTATTGTACGACATATAAGACCAGATCATTTGGCATTATTACCGAATGAGATAGGAGCTTGTTCAATTGGCGATGGTTGCGGTGCAGGTATTGAAAATGACTGTAAATGTGACGACAGTTTATCATCTTGCCGATGTCAACATAACGATTATGAAAATGAAAATAAAAATAATTTAGTTGAAAAGGTCAAAGAAGCTTTGAAAGTTATTAATTTAAAAAAATATTTAGACAATTATTCTTATAAAGAAATTCAAAAAAAAATTTATAATGAATTGTCTAAAATGTATCAAGACCATATATATATAATGGATATGTATGACGATGTTGTAATTTTTGAGAAAAATAACGATAGAAAAATTTATAAACAGTCATATAAATATGACATTGAAAAAGATCAATACTTATTAGGAGATGACGCCATTGAAGTAGTCCAAAAAACTAATTATGTTAAAAAAAATAAAGGAGGTATGTATATGGATAATGAAAGTAAAATAAAAACCAATGAAGTTGGTGAAGAAGAAGTTAAAAAAGAAGAAACAGAAACAGAAACACAAACAGAACCAGAAGCAGAAGAAGAAAAAACTGAATTAGTTGAAAATTCTTTAATTGACAATGAAAAAAAAGAATTTATTGAAAATCAGTTAAAAGAGTTTGACGGTAAAAAAGAAGAATTAAAAAAATCATTAATTGAAAATACAACTTTAACAGAAGAAGAAGTTAGCACATTTTCGTTTAATGTTTTACAAAAAATTAATGACGTTGTTAAACCAAAAAATTACAGTGGTAATGGCGTAAGCATTAATAAGGTTGAAGAAAAATACGAGCCAAAGGGATTAATTGGTTCATTACAGGAGGATATATAATGGCAGAAACAATTTGTTTGAAAACTAACGGTAAACCTTTTAGAAAGGAAGGAAAAGCTCAGGGAGCTATTACACCGGGCGATTTCATTGAGAGAGCTAGTGATGGCGATTTTATTAGACACACAGCAGTAGGAACTAATTCACTATTATACGCAGTAGAAAACACGTCAAAAGGTGGCGGAATTGATGACGATTACGCAACTGGTGACAATGTACTAGCTAACTATGCTCAATCAGGCGATGAGGTGTATGGATTTGTAGCGGCTTCAGCAGTGGCGATTGTTATCGGCGACCCATTAGAGTTTGACGGTGCAGGTGGATTCAAAAAAGACACAGACGGCTCTAATACTCAAGCTTATGCATTGTCAGCAGTAGACAATAGTGCTGGTTCTTCCAAAGCAAGAATTAAAGTAGAAATTTTATAATTTTAATAAATAGGAGGTAAAAAAAATGAGTAAATTTATTTATAACGAACAAGGCAAACTAGACCTTGCAGAGATGAGAACTAATAGCACACTACCAACAGACGCTTATAAGTTTTATGATGATAAGCTTGTCAAAGTTGCTAAGCAAGAATTAAGAATTGTTCAAGACTGTGTAGAAGCAGGATTAGTTGATAACAGCCTTAATTTAGGTGATACTATTGTTTCATATGACAAATTGGCTGATATGTCAGAAGCAGAAGCGTCAATGGACGGAATTACACGTTCCCAAAACGGAGCTTTAACGTTCAACCAAGCAGGTGTACCAGTACCAGTTTATCGAAAAGATTTTGAGTTAGATCAACGACGAATACAAGCAGTTTTAGGTCGTGGTAGTATGTCATTGCCGACAACAGGGCTTGAATTAGCGACAAGAAAAGTAGCTGAAAAAATTAATTCTGTATGTTGGAATGGTTTTGGCAAGAGTGTTAATGGGATGGAACTTAACGGACTAAGAAATTCAAGCGGAGTGAACACAAAAACAGCAGTTGCCCCTTGGGGTGGCGGGAGTGAAAACCCAATGACTGATATCCAAGAAATGATTAAAGAGCTGCAAACTGATGGTTACGGTTTTACTGAAAACAGTTGTATA